CAGAAGGTCCGATTCCTTGTAATTGGCAGAATCTTTTAAGACTCCATGTGCAAAAACGCATCGGTATCTTCTTTCCATCGGAAAGAGTTAATTCAAAATGTCCTCTCATATAATTGGTTTTGGTTTGGTTTTATTAAGAGTTGGTTCCGATTGTTAACGGACCAGTTCCTTTGAAAGAAACTGAGTAAGTAACTGGATTCTCCATATCTGCAGTCAAATCTACGCTTTCGATAAATGCTGAACCTGAATAGATAGTATCGCCTGATACTGGAGTAACGCCACCAACTGTAGAGTTGTCTACTGTTGTAAATTTAACTGTTACAGCAGCTCTTGTGATTGCTAAGTTGTTTAATTCAGTTGTGCTAATGTAAGTAGCAACTGAACCAGGTACTACTGTAGCTAATCCGTCAGTTGTTAAAGACCATGACCTTTGTCCACCAATCTCATCAGCCCATCCTAAACTTTGTTTAGTAGAAGCATCAGGAGTATCGATATTTAAGCTTAAAGAACAAGAAGTAGCATATGCTATTACTTCAGTTCCGATTAGAACTACTAATGAAGTTCCGTTAAACACACTTGTTGTTGCCATTTTATTTTTATTTTTCTTTTATGTTAATTGATTCACAAAATGATCTACTGTTATAACCCTTCTAAACACATAAGCTTCATTTACATAATCAAAGGTAGCGATATTGCTACCAATCTTACAAGTAACTACTTTGAAATCAGGTGCAGTATTTGGGTAGTTTGGAGGTCTTACTCCTATGATTCCTAACAATTCGTTAGCGTAATCATCTACTGTTTTTTGTCCTACTTCTCCTGCCTTAAAGGTTCTGTAAACTATGTCAAATTGGATGCTAACATCAAAGCTAAAAGTTTGTTTGTTGCTATTATCCACTTGTGTTTGGCTACTAATAATCAAATAAGGAGGCTCTACTGTGTCAGGTGCTATGGTATCATAAGCAGCTAATGAGTAGGATGCCGAGATAAACTTATCGTAATAAGCTTTCCTTAATGTATATCCGCAGTCCTTCATTTTGGTACAAATTTAACGAAATATATTTATATCTTTATTTTCTTAATCCGATTTACCATCTTGCCTAAAACCTCGCTATACGAGTTAAACATAAATGGTCTATGAGGAACACCAAGCAAAGACCTTCTTCTTCTTCTGAAACTAGCAGCATATTCCTCTAAATCATTCATGTTTATATTTGAGTAAACAGGTATTTGAAAACTATCTCCTGTACCAAATTCAACATAAGGGGCATAATGAGCACTTGCGTATACAGAAGCTCCAACACCTGATATATAATGACTAAACCCAATAGTGTCTTTTAAATGAATCTTGTTCAAAGCGCTTACAGGAACCCTTGCTTTAGCTGCCCTAGATATTTCTTCTACGGAATCATTTATAATTTTTTCAGATTCCTTAGCCACTTTTTCAGGTGCTTGTTGAATCTTTCTTAGAATAGCATCTACTCCTGTTATCTTAGCGGTAAAAGCCATTATTTCAAAGTTGAGCAAGAGATTAAATAATATTGATTCAAGTCAGCTTCATTAATAATGGAATTAATCATGTAAGTATTTGATTTATAACTAATTACAAGAGCATTAGTAAATGTTTTAGAAGTAGTATATCTAATTCTAAAAGTAATGCCATCATTGATACTATCTTTACCTGCTATATTGGTTCTATTATTCGTTTCTCTGACTATTTCAGCCCAGCAAGTGTAATAATCAGCTAAAGTGTTCACAAAGCCACCAGCTCCGTCAGAAACGCTTGTTTTGCTCTTAAAAGTGATTCTATTTCTTAATTTTCCTATCATTATAAGAAGATACTTACCCTTTTGTAAGGTTTCATTAATTCGTAAGCCGTTGTTAAGTTAGCTGAAGGCTTAGAGCTTTCAACACTTGATTCTCTATATTCATATAAATCTCCTACCATTTTCAAAAGAGCCGTTTTTAAAGACTCTGGTGTAGTGGTATATCCACAAGTATATGTAAATCTAAATTCACTCATTATAGGCGATGTCATATAAACCTTTTTAAAGGTATCTCCAAGCACATTATAATCTCCTACTGACATAGATACCCAAGCCTCTCCATCCCAATATTCTACCAATGAAATAGTATTAATAGGTGCATAAGGAAGCTCAATAAACTCGTCTACATAAGCTACTACCTTTAAAGTTCTAGCACTCATGGCAATACCTGCATATTGCTCTAATCTGATTCTAGCGGTTTCAATAAGATTTGTGATTAAAGTATCATCTTCATTATAATCTACTCTTAGGTAGTCTTTAGCTGCTTGTAAAGTAACTATGGTTGCCGATGGGGCTACTACAGTTGTTACATCTCTTACTATCTGCATTATGCTTAATTTTTACAAAAATAGTTAAAATTTAGTGTAAACAAAAAGGGGATAGTTTTTAGCTACCCCCTTATATTGTAAATCTAATTATAGATTAAGCAACGTTACCGAAATCACCATAAACAAACGCACCGGCGTAGTAAATAGGGAATGCAATACGAGCTTCCACACGAACTGTGATTAAGTTCTTAGTGAAGTTATCACCATCAAATTCAGAGAATTGAACAGAGATACCTTGATTTTGCATGATTTGAGCACCCATAGACCAGTCACCTACTAAGAACTTATCTACTGCTATTGCAGTTGATTTGTACAAAGGAATACCAGCGATAGATACGTTACCATTTGTAGTAACTACAGTAGAAGCAGGTAAGCTATAAGCTGAGTTAGTATTCTTAGTGTTCATGATAGCAGCCCAATCAGTTGGGTTAACTAAGATACCTGTAGCAGAATAGTTAGAGCTTTCTAACTGAGCAATAGCTTGTACTAATTGCTCAACATCTACAGTAGCAGCACCAGTTGCAGCAGTTGCTACACCAGTAATACCTTGTAAGTTAGGAGCAGTACCATTACCACTTAATAACTGAGCATCTTCTGCAACTAAATACTTCTCTAACAAACGAGATTGTAAGAAAGAAGTCATAGCAGGTATATCATCTAACATTTGACGAGAAATGCGTACATAACCTGCGATGTATTGTGCAGGAGCATCTTTCATTGTGATGTCAAAATCAACTTGAGCTTTAGAGCTACCTTGAGTTTGAGCTGCTGGATCACCTTCTCCACCACTTTCGTAAGGGAAAGTAAATAAACCTTGATTGATTGTTCCTACTGGTAACAAACTTCTTAAATGCACTTTACGAGAAGGTAAAGCGTAAACTTGATTAGCGTATTCACGAGTGATATCACCAGTTAAGTTTGTAGATTCTAACATAGTACCTACAGTCTTAGTATCCATAATGAATCCAGCTCTTTTTTGCTCACCACGACCTAATTTAGCGATGCTATCGGCATTTTTCTCGATAGAATCAGCAAGGGTAAGGTTGAACCCTTTTACTTGATTTTCGTTCATTGTCTTACGATTGTTTTTTGCCTCTAATTTGTCTGCAGCATCTTTAACTACAGCAACTTGAGATTTTAATTCTTCTAATTCAGTCTTTAAGCCTTCTACCGCTACTGCGTTTTCAGCTTTTGCACTTTCGATTGCTCCAGATACTTCTGTTTTGATGCCTTCGAAAGCACTTTTAATTTCTTCTACCATTAGTTGAAAATTTTAAATGATTGTAAATATTTATTTATTTCTATCTCTACGGAAATCATCGGATCTTCTTCCTCAGTTGGCAATGCCTCTTCGGCGGTTGGCTCAGGAGAGATTGACTCTTCATCTTCCATTTCAGACAGATATTGTTGTAATTGCTTGAGTTTAAGTTCCAACAATTCAAAAGTTTCATCAGTAAAATGTCCATTTCTCAAAGACTTAATAGTTTTACCCATTTCGTCTACTAGAGTTGACTTAATCTCACTTTTTACTCCTACTGTTGGTGTATTTGCGTTAGCACCCCACAATACAGAACTTCCTTCAAACAATTTAATTTCATTGATTTCGTTATAACCTGACTTAGCTTGTGATTTAATTGTTTGGAATCCAATGCTATGTTCAGTAATATGACCATCCTTATATAACTCATATAAGTCGTTTCCTAATGTTGTATTAGGAAGCTTTACACTTGCCTTCAATCCGAAAGCATCTTCAGACATTTCAAATGGCTTAGCAATAGGCTTGTCAGTAGAATGGTTCATTAAATGCCATACTCTGTTTTTAGCCTTCGGACCATTTTCTTTTAATGTCTTTGTAAAAGCACCTGGAGTGATTACATCTCCATCGCTATCTACGTTACCAAATGCAGAATAGTAGACTGTAATAATTCTACTATTGTCCTCCATATCTATAGGAGCACCTTCGATTGATTTTTTGCTATAAAAATTACCCATATTTATTTGTTTAAGCCACATACACCGTACAGCATCGGCAGTTGCAGTTATTTACTGCTCCACCACTTGCATCATGTGCATATTGCATTTCTATTACACCGTAGTTTGGAGTAGTTACTAGGAATGGTTGATTCACTGGTAATCTTGCTCCACCGCTATCAGGATCAGTCTGTCTATCTAAAGACATATGCCAATATCTTGGGCTACCAACATATTCAGCATGAATCCATTGTTTTAGCAAAGGTATATTAATTCCTTGTGTTGCCCCAATCGCACCTGTGCTTAAAGCTTGATGAGATTCCGTTCTAGCAATTAATAAACTCCTTGAAACGTTTATTTTACCTTCTCTAAGAAGTTGAATAGCCATTTTGTTTTGCTCGTCTATAGACAACATATTCTCTTTTCCGTATGCTATAACATTACTAAGTATTTTGAATATTTCGTTGTTAGTAGTGTTTTCTATTCCTTGCATTTTCAATCCACTTATTCCTGTCCAATAGGTTAACATAAATGCTACCCATTCATCTAGGATGTTTAGCGGATCAAGGTCGATGGATTCATCCTTCTTATAACTGTCAAATATCTTTTGGTATCTAGCAGCCGTATAACCACCAGTACCTTCGTACAAAGTTCGTAAAATATTGGAAATCTTCTGTGAGTGAAAAAATCCTTTTTGATTATTGATAACTTGTTGTACTCCCAAATGCTTCACTAAATCGGCAGCTTTATTAAAATCAGATTGTAAAGCCTCTTGTATTTTCGGTCTAAACTCTAATACTGACTTCCTTGCAATTTTTTGTTGCAAGTTGAATTGTTGAGATGGCTTTATGATTTTTGGCATTAACCATTCTTTTTAGCATCAATCTTTTCAATCATCTTTCCTGCTGCTGCAAAAATTGCAGTTTGGTTATTTTGAGCTGCTCTTTGTCTAATAGCTCTTAAACCTTGTCTATCTACTGTTTTAAAATCAGAAGTATAAACGTAGCCATAATGAGCTTTTGTTTCAGGATCAGCATTAGTGTCTACCCCTAAGTACCATTGTGCGAACTTATCCCAACCATTAGCTTCTAGGTAAGAATTCTCCATCTCTGCTGTTGGATGCTCCCAACTTGATGGTTCTTTAACATCTCCGCTAGCAATTAATGAATTAGCATGAGCTATACCTTTTGGGTTTGTCTTGTTAATTGCTTTAGTTGAAAATTCGTTTAAGAAAGCTTTCAATAAAACATCAAATGATTTTAATTCCATAACTTTTATTTTGAAGGGTTATACGCCCAGTTTTTAAGTGATATATCTCTTTTAGAAGGACATCCTTCTGCAGCAGGTTCTCCTTGTTCTGCACCTTTCATTCTACTTACAAAGCTTATAGTTCTGTTAGCATCTGAAATATCCTTGCTTGTCCAATCTGCTTTAGCCTTAGATAACAATCTTAGGTTTCTTTCTATAGGGCTTCTATCTAATGATGCTTTCTTAGAACATTCGCTTTCACTCCAAGTTTTTAACTCTGAGTAGCTCATATTGGTAACTTCTTTGTACTTAGCGTACACTTCATCTAGGTTATCGGCCTTACTTTCCAAAAAAAAATCATCACTCTTTACAGGAGGTAGATTATAGTCGCCTTGTTGCTGCGCATCTCTTGGATTCTGCAACATAGTTAATTCGTCTATAGGTAAGTAACCAGCAGGGATATAAATAGCGTTCATGACATCGTCTTGAACAGTATCGTATCTCATTGCTTGTCTTTTTTCGTTAGGAGTAATCCACCATGATTGAGAAAGGATAGCAGATAACTCTTTCATATCCTCTTGCAATTCTGGGAATACTGTAATATCGAAATCGATATAATATCCTTGTCCGATTTCTGATTCAAAGAATCTATTGAAAGCATCACGAATCAAAACTAATTCAGGAAGTACTACTTGTGTAAGCATTTCCTTTTTAGCTTCTTTCATGTTATTGTAGGTCTTATTATCTGGATCGTTAAATAACGCAGAGTTTACTCCGTACACATTACACAACTCACGAAGCGTAATTTTCTCAGACTCTAACAACTGAAGGTCAACTGGAGATAACCCCATATTCACCCAACCCAATTTAGCACCTGCTACAAGTATCTGACCTGCGTTTTGTACTATCTTGTTTTTAGTTCCGTATTGATTGTAAAAATCTTCTTTTAACTTACCAGCTTGCTCAGGACCAAAGTCGTTTGATTCATCTGCATACAAGATACCTTTAGGTCCTTGATTTTGTAACATACCTACAGAGGTATCTTTAGCATCGTTACTGCGTTGAACAGTTCTGTAAGCAGCTTGTAAAGGCGATAATCCATATAATTGTTGTCCATTGGTTGAGAAGTAGGGGTTGAAGTATTTTAAGTGGATTACATCTTTAGCATCCAACTGATCCCATCCAACTAATGTAAAAGTATAGCCTTCAACCCCATTGATAGTACCATCGCTAATAATAGCGACATATTGGGATGGGAGAGTAACAAGTTCGGCAACCTTGCCATTGGACAATCTATTTGCCCATATGTACGAGTTGCCTGTTATAAGCTTATATCC